GGCGGGCGTGTGACAGGCGACCGCGCGACAGGGGGGGGGAGGGGTTTGGCTTGGCCATGACAATTGTAGGAGCCTCCCCCCCACCGAAAAAGCCAAAACCGCAATAATATCCAACAGAATTTTTTATTAACTCTGATATATTTTGACTCATGACCATAACCATTACCCAGCGCAGCGTAAGCGACTTGATACCTTACGCAAGAAACAGCCGGACGCACTCAGATGACCAGGTAGCGCAAATCGCTGCCAGTATTAAAGAGTTCGGCTGGACTAATCCGATACTGGTGGACACCGAAGGCGTGGTGATTGCGGGTCACGGGCGTTTGATGGCGGCAAGAAAACTGGGCTATACCGAGGTGCCGACCATTGAGTTGTCCGACATGACGGACACGCAGAGGAAGGCCTATGTCATTGCCGACAACCGACTGGCGTTGAACGCCGGCTGGGACAACGAGATGCTGACCGTTGAGTTGAATGAGCTTCTGGCCGAAGGGTATGAGCTGGACATTCTGGGCTTTGATGCCAAGGAGTTGGATGCCCTGCTGGAGCCCGAGGTGCTGGAGGGTCTGACGGACGAGGATGCCGTACCCGAGGTGCCCATTGAGCCGGTGACCAAGCCTGGCGATGTGTGGCTGCTAGGCAAGCATCGGCTGATGTGTGGGGACGGCACCAGCATTGATGATGGTGAGAAGTTGATGGCCGGGGGCAAGGCCGACATGGTGTTCACTGACCCGCCCTATGGGGTGAGCTACACAGACAGCCTTGGGAGAAGCATCAAGAACGACGAGTTGACTGATGGAGATTTACAAGAGTTCTTGGAGGAGGCGTTCGCCTCGGCTGTTGCGGTGTCGGTTGTCGATTCCCCTTGGTACGTCTGGCACGCCAGCAGGTATCAGCGCGAGTTTGAGAACGCGCTAAATAGCTGCGGCGTGCAGGTGAGGCAGCAAATCATCTGGGCAAAAGGTGAGGGCGTTGATGGCACGGCTCAGGTGAAGGCTCCAGCCATCGGGAGGTCTGATTTCCGGTGGCTCCACGAGCCGTGCTTTTATGCGTCGAGAGGGAACCCATTCAACGCGGGCGACCGAAAGACCACGACCGTCTGGACTGTGAGCCGGCCGACCACCGGCACCGTTCATCCGACCCAGAAGCCCATCCCGTTGATCGAGATCGCGCTGGAAAACTCTGCCAAGAGCGGCGCCACAGTGCTTGACCTCTTTGGAGGATCTGGATCCACCCTTATCGCCTGTGAAAAAACCGGCCGCACAGCACGCCTGATGGAACTCGACCCCAAGTATTGCGACGTGATCATCAAGCGTTGGGAAGACTTCACGGGGAAAAAGGCAACTTTGGAGGAGCGCAATGAACTTGCAAACGACTGACTACACCCCCACTCCCGAGCACCGGCGGATCGTCGAATCCACCAGCGGCGTAGGTTTACCCTATGGTGAAATTGCCACGCTCATTGGCGTGGACGAAGAAACCTTATTGAATCACTACGGCCCAGAGATTGAACTGGGTCAAGCCAAAGCCAACGGCAGGATTGCCAAGGCGATTTATAGCAAGGCCGTTGAAGGCGATAGGGCATCGATCAAGATTTGGAATGAGAACCAGACCAAGCGTGCCAGGGGCAGACCAAAGGGGCCGTACAAAAGCCCGATGCACAAACTGGCGGAGAACACGACCCAGATCATTCCGAAGACGGACAATCAAAAGCTCAAGGAACTGAAGAGGCTTCTGCTCGACAGTGCCGGGCCGAATGTGGTTGTGAAGGCCATCGAGATTGCGATGAATGACGAACACCCGAGTCAGGCGGCGATGATCAAGTTGTGCATGGATCGGATGCTGCCGGTGTCTATGTTTGAGAAAGAGAAGAACCAGCGCAGCGCGGTGACGATCAACATCACTGGATTGGGTGAGACTACCCCCACGGTTATTGAGTCAGAGGACATAACGGATGTCTGACCTGAATTTCTCTTTACTGCCTTGGCAGCAAGTTGTCTACAGCGACCCGACGCGGTTCAAGGTGATCGCAGCCGGACGGCGGTGCGGTAAGTCCAGACTGGCGGCCACGACGCTGATCATCGAGGGGCTGCGCTGCCCGCAGGGCTCGGCGGTGCTGTACGTCAGCCCAACGATGGGGCAGTCGCGGCAGATCATCTGGGACTTGCTGCTGGAACTGGGGCGCGAGGTGATCCAGTCGAGCCATGTGAACAACATGGACATCACGCTGATCAATGGTGCGCGGATTTACGTCAGGGGATCGGACAGGCCGGACACGCTGCGCGGGGTGTCCTTAACGTATGCGGTGCTGGACGAAGTGGCCGACATCAAGCCGGACGCATGGGAACAGGTGATCAGGGCGTCACTGTCAGACAAGAAGGGACGGGCGATCTTCATCGGCACGCCCAAGGGTCGGAACTGGTTCTTCGATCTGTGGAACCTGGGGCAAGGCGACGCGGATGAGTGGAAGAGCTGGCACTTCACCACGGCAGACAATCCGCTGATTGACCCGCAAGAGATCGAAAGCGCCAAGAAGACGCTGTCCTCCTTCTCGTTCCGGCAGGAGTACATGGCGAGCTTCAGCAACGCTGGCGCTGACATCTTCAAAGAAGAGTGGATCGTCTACGGCGAAGAACCGGAAGTGGGCAGTTACTTCTTGGCGATTGACTTGGCGGGGTTCGAGGAGGTGGCCAGGCAAGCGGCGAACGCGAAGAAGCGCCTGGACGAGTCGGCCATCGCGGTGGTGAAAGTGACTGAAGATGGGAAGTGGTTCGTCAAAGAGATCGAGCACGGGCGGTGGGACATCAAGGAGTGCTCATCCAAGATTTTGACGAAGATGAGGGACTATCGGCCACTGTCGGTGGGGATCGAAAAGGGGGCGCTGAAGAACGCGGTGCTGCCGTATCTGTCGGATCTGATGCGGAAGAATAATGTGTACAGTCACATCGTCGACCTGACGCACGGCAACCGCAAGAAAACGGACAGAATCATTTGGTCATTGCAAGGGCGGTTCGAGCATGGGAGAATCATCCTAAACCGAGAGGAGGATTGGTCTGATTTCATCGACCAGTTGCTGATGTTCCCCTCTAAGGGCGTGCATGACGATTTGCCCGACGCACTTTCCTATGTTGATCAGCTGGCGATGACGAGCTACTTTGAGCAAGACGAAGATGATTCGTGGCAGCCGCTTGATCTAATTTCTGGGGTTTAACGAATGGCCGAGAAGAAGGGGTTATTTAGCAAGGCTGGCAAACTGAGCGCCCCCGAGATGAGGCCGCAACCCCGCAGCCGACTGGCGGGGTTAATCGCGGATGCGATGATTGGCGCGCGCGACTTCGCTGACCGGGCCAGAGTGCCTGAGTCGGTGCCGCTGCTGGGTGGGCAGGGCGTTGGCTCGCTGTTCTTGGGTCGAGCGCCTGAAGAAGTGAACGAACTGTCCTACGGCAACTCGCCGTTTCAGATCAACCCCTACGCAGGCCGCACTGGCAGCTATGTGCCTGAGATGAAGCGGGGCCGTGGCGCACAGGTGTTTGATGCGCTGTCGCTGCTTCCGGTGCCGGGTGCTAGGACGGTGGCGGGTGGGTTGTTTGGTGTGGTGCCGGGTGCCGACTCAGCCATGTTCATTGGCCCAAAGGCCAAGACATGGGATGCCGCAGCCGCAGCGCGTGCGCTTGAGTTGGAGCAAGCCGGTGTTCCAGCACCATCAATCTGGAGCGAGACGGGCACGTTTCGGGGTGCTGATGGGAAGTGGAGGCAGGAGATTAGTGACGATGCTGCCAAGGTAAGGGACTACAACTACACCCCACAGCAAGCACTCAAAAGTGCTCAACTTCAAGCCATGATTACTGGGCAAGACGCCGGTGCAACATCGGCAATGATTCCTTACGCCAGCAAGACAAAAAATCAATTGCTCGCTGAATACAAAAGAACCGGCGGCGAAATTGCTGATGCTGCGATGGCCGGGGATAGAGATAGGGCGCTTCAATTGAGCGCGGATCGCGCGGGGTTGGATGATTTGTTTGGTGCTATGCGCAATCGCCCCTATGGCCCAATGTCTGCGTATTTAAGTCATGGCGATCTAGGCGCGGCGTATCCTGATGTGTACAGGATGCACACTCGCATTACCGACGACATCAGCCCAGCACTTGGTGAGTATGTTCGCGGCACGGATCAAATTGGAGAGCAAATTCGGCTGGCCAACAAGCCTCAATGGAGTGGTGACAAGACTATTCCGTTGCACGAACTCCAGCACGCCATTCAAGCGCGTGAGGGGTTTGCGAGGGGTGGGAATCCAAGAAGCGCGGCTGACGATGTGGGCCAAGAGTTATTGAAAGCAAGTGAACGGATAAGAAAAATTGAAGCAGACCCTTCATTATTTGAAGGGCGTAAAGCCATAGACGAAGCATTTGATGCTTCAATTAACGGGCGCATAACAAACGATGAGTTTTATAAAATTGTTGCACAACATCCAATAGTTGCAGAATACTCCAAATTGCAATCATTTCGCAGAGATGCACCGAGGGACGGCGATGAAGCATACCGCCGCCTCGCTGGCGAAGCCGAGGCCCGTGCCACGCAGGCCCGCATGAACATGACGCCAGCCCAACGCCGAGCCATGTTCCCCTACGAAAGCTACGACGTTCCGCTGAATCAGTTAATTGTCAGGCAAGGTGGTGGGGCGCAAGTTATGAACCCCATCTACAGAGAACCGATGGGCGATACACTAGCCGACACAATAAGGTAAAAAGATGGAAGCATACCAACAGCCAACGCAAGCAGATAAAGATCTGCTGGCGTTCGTCGTAGACCACTGCACTCGCTGGCGCGACTGGCGGGATACCAACTACCTCGAAAAGTATCTTGAGTACGAGCGCATTTTCCGAGGTGAGTGGTCGGCTGAGGACAAGACGCGCGACTCTGAGCGCAGCCGGATTGTGACCCCTGCCACGCAGCAGGCTGTCGAGACTCGGCACGCGGAGATCATCGAGGCGATCTTCGGGCAGGGCGACTTTTTCGACATCCAAGACGATCTGCAAGACATCAACGGCAATCCGCTGGACGTTGAGCTGCTCAAGGCTCAGATGATGGAGGACTTCAAGACCGACAAGATCAGGAAGTCTATCGACCAGATCGTTCTGATGGCGGAAATCTACGGAACCGGCATTGGAGAGGTGATCGTCAAGGGTGAGACGGTTTTTGAGCCTACGACGCAGGCGATTCCTGGCCAGTTGGATCAAGCTGCCATCGGTGTAGAGGAAAAAACACGGATTGCGGTACGGATCGTGCCCGTCAACCCCAAGAATTTCTTGTTCGACCCGAACGGCACAAGCATCGACGACTGCATGGGCGTGGCTGTTGAGAAGTACGTCGGCATCCATAAGGTTGTCGAGGGCATGGAGAAGGGCATCTACCGCAAAGTAGACATTGGAACCGACTCCGAGGACAACGATCTCGAGCCAACTCAAGAAATCACGCAGTACAAGGACGAAAAAGTGCGTCTTTTGACGTACTACGGCCTGGTGCCGAGGGCTTTTCTGGAGGATTTGAAGGACGTCGTTGAGCTTTTCCCAGAAAACAGCGAATCTGACGACTATTCGAACATGGTGGAGGCGATTGTTGTCATCGCCAATGAGGGTGTTCTGCTCAAAGCAGAGGAAAACCCTTACATGCTGAAAGATCGGCCTATCGTGAGCTACCAAGCAGACACGGTGCCGAACCGACTTCTGGGGCGCGGTACGGTTGAGAAGTCCTACAACATGCAAAAGGCCATCGACGCCCAGGTGCGTAGCCACTTGGACAGTCTGGCCCTGACCACCAGCCCGATGATGGGTCTGGACGCCACCCGACTGCCGCGCGGGGCTAAGTTCGAGGTCAAACCCGGCAAGGCGTTTCTGGTCAACGGCAACCCGTCGGACATTCTCTACCCGTTCAAGTTCGGCGAGACGAGCCTGAACAACATGAGCACCGCCAAAGAGTTCGAGCGGATGCTTTTGCAGGCCACGGGCACGATGGACAGTCAAGGCATGGTGAGTCAAGGCAACCGCGACGGTGCAGGGATGAGCCTGGCCGTGGCGACGATCATCAAGAAGTACAAGCGCACCTTGATCAACTTCCAAGAAGACTTCTTGGTTCCGTTTATCCAGAAGGCCGCGTTCCGGTTCATGCAGTTTGACCCTGAGCGTTATCCTAGTGTCGATATGCGGTTCATCCCAACCGCCACGCTGGGCATCATCGCTCGCGAGTACGAGCAGCAGCAGTTCATCGGGCTGTTGCAGACACTGGGGCCAAACACGCCAGTGCTGCCGCTGATCCTGAAGGGCATCCTGACCAACTCAAGCCTGACGAACAGGTTTGAGCTGATCTCGGTGCTTGACCAGATGAGCCAGCCCAACCCAGAGGCGCAGCAGCAAGAGATGGTGCAGATGCAGGCCCAGATGGCCCAGCAACAGGCACAGGTCAACGTGCTGAACGCCCAGGCGCAGAAGTATTCTGCCGAGGCACAGCAAACAGCCGTTGAGACTGAGCTGGCCCCAACCATCGCGCAGGCCAAGTTGACAGCCGCGCTGTCTACGAATCTTGACAGCGACAACGGGCAGGCAGACTTCGAGCGCAGGGCCAAGCTGGCTGAACTGATGATCAAAGAGGAAGAACTGAAGATCAAGAAGATGGACGTTGAGTCAAACGAGCGGATCGCTCAGGCTCAGATGGACGCCAAGAACAAGAGCGACCAGCAGTTCTCTTCGATGCTTGGTGAGTAAATGGACAAAGCACTAGTTCTGGCCGACAGGCTCAAGAAGCTGAAGGATCAAGTTGATTCTTTGGCGACGAAGCAGACTGAGATTCAGACGATCAAGGGCGACCAAGGCCCGAAGGGTGAGCAGGGCGACAGAGGCTTCGATGGTGCGCCTGGCCTTGATGGCCGCGACGGTAAGAACGGAACCGACGGCGCAGATGGCAAGGACGGCGTTTCTGTTATCAAAGCAGAGATCGCTTTCGATGGCTCGCTTGTTCTGTACCTGTCAAACGGCGACCAGATCGACTGCGGCGAGGTCACGCCAGCCAAGAGCAAGGAAGTCTTTCAGACCATCAAAAACAGCGGTGGCAGCTCGCCCATCGACATCTTCACATCTCTCTTGCCGGGTCTTGTCCCAGCGTCAGGCGGCGGAACGGTCAACTTCCTGCGAGCAGACGGCACGTTTGCTGCTCCTCCGAGCGGCGCACCAGCTTCTCCGACTACTTCAGTCCAGTTCAACAATGCGGGAGCATTTGGGGGGAGTGCAAACTTCACCTACAACACCGGAACCAACACCGTAAGTTTCGGCAACATCACTGGCTCCGCAACGTCAATGACGATCCAGCCGCTTGCACCCACCTCGGGTGGTGGAGGAACGTTTAATATATTGACGCGAAACGGCGTAGGAGTAAATACAAGTGGTGGTGATTTTACTTTAACCCTTGGTAGTGGGAACGGGACTGGCGTTGGGGGGAATTTTTCTTTAGTAACTGGGTTTTCTTCAAATGCTAATGGAGCCACTTTTGACGTTAATGGAGCCGTTCCCGGTATAGGCGGTTCGTTTATTGCGAGTTCTGGTTATACTTCTGTTGGAGCAGGCGGAGATTTTACTTTTACACTTGGCGGTGGCGCAACAGACGATGGGAATATGTATTTCAAATCTGCTATCGGCAGTTATTTTATTTGGTGCAAAACGGCTAGTCCCGGCGGTGCTGATCAAATTGGTTTCTTCAACTCAACGCCAGTAACCAAACCCGCCCCCACAGCCTCTGGCACTCAAGCCGTACTTGATAGCGTTGTCTCAAGCCTGAACAGTCTGGGCCTTGTTGACTCTGCTGCACTTACCAACGCGACCGTCATTACCCCTGCTGGCGCAGATACTCAAATTCAGTTCAATAACGCTGGCGTATTGGGTGCAAGCGCCAACTTCACTTATAGCAGTTCACTCAATACGTTATCACTTGGCCCAGCAACAGGCACGGCAACCTTTACCACTCGCGCACCATCTACATCACAAAACCCAAGCACTCTAGTTATTGCTGCACAAAACAGCATCAGAACGGCAGGAACAAGCCCCGGCGGGGCGCTTACGTTGCGCTCAGGTAACGGACGTCCTACAGGCGCGGGTGCTGGCGGCGCGTTGTCTATTACGTCTGGCAATGCTGGCACAACTGGAACTGGTGGCGCAATTAACCTTACGGCAGGGGCGGGTGGCACAACATCTGGCGATGGCGGAGCAATCAACATCACTGGCGGTAGCCCTACATCTGGTCTTGGGGGCGATGTAACTATTCAATCAGGCCCAGCCGCATTTTTATACCTCAACGGAGGCAATAACCCTAACGGAAACGGTGGAGATGTACGAGGTCAAGGTGGTCAAGGCTCTGGTGCTGGTGTAGCAAATGGCGGTAATTTTCTGTTCACTGGTGGGCAAGCAAACGGAGCCTCTGGTGGAAACGGTGGTTCTTTGGAGTTTTCGGGTGGTAGCGGGGCAGGCGCTGGAGGCACGGGTGGAGGCGCAAGTTTTAAAAACGGCAAAGGAGGCACAGTAGCGGATACAGATGGGAATATTATTTTATATCTTGATTCTGGCTCATCCATACCAGGTTCAATATCTTTGAACAGCACATTTGGCACACCAGCCATTGAAGTAACCCGCAATGCAGGCACAAGCGCAACTGAGATCGGCTTTTTTAACGCAGTCCCCGTAGGCAAACCAACCGCTGTTCCAGTTACAGCAGCAGGAATTCATGCTGCGCTTGTTTCTTTAGGACTTATCACATAATGGCAATCACAAAACAACTCACCAACGCCGCTGGTATCGTCTACGACTACCACCGCATCAATTCCATCATCATCGACGCGCAGGACAACCTGTTCGCGACGGTGTCGTCATTCATCAGTGCAGACCGCGCTACGGACAAAGATCGTGCTGTTGATCGCTTCTCTGTCCAGATTTACACGCCCATCACTACGGGCCTAGTCGCTACAGCAGAAACCCTGCTTGTTGCTGATGCCACTTGCAAACTGTTTGGCGGTGTTGTAACGCCAGACGTCATCCTGAGCGATCTGGACAAGGCCAAGGTCAAGAAGAAGGCTGAGATTGCTTCTTCACGATCTGTTGAGATGTACGCCGACAAGACCACCTCGCTGGGCGTGTTTGGCAGCACAGAGTCGGACAACAATAAGTTGTCGATTGCCATTCAAGTCACGCAACTGGCCGCAGCAGCAGGACAGCCAGCCGAGTGCGGCTACAAAACCGTGGACGGGATGTATTCGGTCTACACGCTGGCGCAGTTGGAGCAGATCGCGCTGGAGATCGCCGCCCAGGTGCTGCCTCTGTACGAGAAGGAATCAGGGCTGGTGACGCAAGTTGATGCGGCCACGACAGTTGAAGACGTCGAATCCATTACTTGGTGAAATCATGGCGCAGATTGACGTGACAGACGCGAAATTGAACACTCACGAGGCTGTTTGTGCCGAAAGGTATGAAGCAATCAAGCAGTCCATTGACGCCGCCTCGAAGAGAATGACGAGGATTGAATACATCCTCTACACTCTGATCGCAGTCACTCTGCTTGGCCCAGGCTTTGCCGCTGAGATGGTTAGAAAACTTCTGACGTAAAAATGGATCACAAACTTCAAAAGTACTACGAAGAGCGGTTCTCCACGCTGGGCAGTGCTGGGTGGACTGATCTGATGGAGGACGTTGA